AGTAGGGGCCAAGGTTATTCTTACTGACAAACTCGTCAGGCAATCAGCACCAAATGTTATGTCCATAGTAGGACGGCAGCTTGGTGATGGTATGGCACGAAAGAAAGACACAGATGTACATGCTTTGTATTCTGGTTTGAATGGTGGAACAACACTTGGTGCTGCGGGCGGAGCAGTAACACTGGCTAAGATTGCTGGTGCGATTGCCTACACTAAAGCTAACAAGTTTGGTTCTCAGGTATATATTCTTCATCACCCTAATGCGGTATACCAGATTGCTGCTACTGCTGTAACAGCATCTACTACATATCCTGTACCAAAGGGATGGACAGAAGATTTGCTTGGTGATTTCTTTAGTGGATTACGACCACTAAATGGAGTTCCAATATTTGAAGATGGAAACCTTTCAGTGGATAGCAGTGACGATGCTATTGGTGTTATAGCCGATAAGTCCGCACTTGCTGTACTGAAGTCTGTAGATACCAGGACTGAGAGGCAAAGAGACGCTTCTCTCAGGGCTACAGAACTTGTCATAACCAGCGACTATGGGGTATTTGAATTAGATGACAGCAGAGGAGCGCCGCTTACTTACGATGCTTCTGCACCTGCAACAAGCTAGTCTAGACAAGAAAACTTATGGGGGATAAATGGTTAATTTAAGCGACAGGCAGAGAACAAGGAACGAGCTGGTATCTATAGGGTATTCCTGGGACTACATTGATGAGTGGCAACCCAAGACAACACTGTACCGCCATGCTCCTGGTCTGAATGTTGACGGAAATGAGGTTTTCCCGGTTGGTTCATCCGTAGAAGGTGTACCGGGAAGTCCTGATTATGTATTAAAGAAAGCCAGGATAGGAATGTTCCCATCCCCCCCTAGTGATACCTGTACATGCAGATGGTGTACAGGAAGAAAGATGGAAAAGCAGAAAGCTGAAGAGGTAGCGGAAGAGTACCGTTGTGATGAACAGGATTGTAATTTCTTTGCAGTCAGTGAATCACATTCAGGGAAACTCTCAAGTCTCAGAATGCATAAGCGGAGCGTTCACAAATAAGTATTTACTGTAACTGTAACGATTGACCGTGGTTACGGTAGATGATTATATATAACGGTTGGTCGCAGGGGTAAACCCTGTAAATAAGTAACCTTTAAGGAGGTTCGTTATGTCTTTTCCCTCAATTCAAGGTGGAAAGTATGGGTTTGAAAAGCAGACTCATGACAAGAAAAGAGCTGTCTATGGAACAACAATGGCTCTGCCAGACGGAAGAGTATACCGTTACGTTGAGAATGGTGGTACTGCAATAGGTGATGGCTTGCTGGTAGCAAGTGAGGCTCCATCAGGTGACCACGATGAAGACCTGACAATTACAACCAGTCCTGCAGTAGGTGATACAACTATCGGTATTACTTTTGCTGGCAGTACCGATGGTGCGGCAAAAAACCTTTATGCAGAGGGGTATGTATTCTTTAATGAAGATGACACAACCCCACATGAGATGTACAAGATTAAGTCTCATCCTGCTGGAGCAGCAAGTGGTACAGTAGTATTTACGATAGACGAGTCAGACGGATTCCAGACTGCTATCACAGCAGGAACGGATAAGGCAGGTCTTATTAAGAGTCCATACAAGGATGTCGTAGTTGCTCCTGCTGCCGTTGCAGGAAGATTCGTAGGTGTTACCTGTGCTGACCTGGAAGCTAATTACTTTGGTTGGGTACAGGTTGCAGGGTTAGCATCTGTTAAAATCGATGGTACTGCAGCGATGGGTACACTCGTAGGTGCAAGCTCGAACCACGCAGGACAACTTCTTGCTGTTGGTGCGGATACTACTCCTGCTCTAGGCAGAATGCAGGGCAAGGCTGGTGTGGATAACGAGTTCCACACGGTTATGCTGATGAACTTATTCTAGAGTGAATCCGCAGGAACTAGACTTATGGGTCCCGGAGGGAGTAACGCATAGCGCTACTCACGTAGTGGGGCGTAATGCTGAAACTGGTGAACCGATATACGAGTACACATTTAAGGTACACGATGAGGTAACCGGCAGAAGCCATAAGTTCCAGGTTCTTGCGGATGATACTACCTCCGCGGCTCACGTTGAGGAGATGGTGGGTAACGCAATGGAAAGCTGGCTTGTTGAGGTTAGGAGAAAACACAGTAAGCCAGCTCCTACGCCAGAACAACGCAAGGAAATTGGCAAGATATTAAACGAAATCAAAAATTATGCAGGGCGGCGCAATGACAGTAGTAACAATAAACTGTACTACTCAGGCACAAAGCGCTGAAAGGACACAAGATGACAACAGAAATTTCAATCACTGAAAACGATATAAGGGCAGCATTACAACAGAAGGTAAATCAGGTTACTAACCTTGAGTTACAGATAACTACATTTAGTAGAGTTATTGGTGAAAGAGATGAGGAAATAGCAGAACTTAAAAAACAGTTAGAGCAAGAAAAACTGGAAGAGTAATATGCCTAATGTAGGTAAGAAAAAATTCAAGTCAGTTAAAAAAGCCAAATCTTATGCCAAGAAAACTGGCAAGAAAATGGTACGCTCTAAAAGAAAATACACAGCTTAAATTGAGGTGTAGACATGGCAGTGATTCAGGGGCGTACCCGTAAGGAGATTCGCCAGTCTATAGGATATAACCTTGGTACTATCTACGTTAGTACAGCTACAGGAGGTAGTTCTTCTACTGTAGTAGATACGAGTCTGACCACTGTAATAGGTGGAGATGATGACCATATTGGCAAGTGGATTGTGTTTACGTCAGGGGCCTTGGATGGCACTATAGCCAGGATTACTGACTATGATGCATCTGAAGTGACACTTACGTTTCAACCTACCGCAGGTTCTTCTGCGTCCGGGCTTACGTATGAGTTATGGGATGGAGATTACCCCCCGGCAAGAGTCCATGACTTTATAAACCAGTCTGTTACAGAAGCCACGGGCTACACTTACGACATGGTTGAAGACCAGAGTCTGCACAGTGACGGACATACCCTTAGATTCGATATCCCTACCGGGCTATCTATGATTCAGGATATTTACTATCGTGACAAGGTAGAGTTTACGCAATTACATGGATGCAATACAGCATTCGATGAGACGGTAGATTCTGATATTACTGTATCTACGGACGGAGAAGACAAAAAGCAAGGAACTAATAGTTGTAAATTTGTAATTGCAGTAGGTGCTAGTGCAGGAGATATAGCTACTGATTCAATAACAAGTAAAGATATCAGTAAATATAACTATATTGAAGGATGGGTAAAGATAACAAGAAGCAGTGGGACTGCAACTTCTGAAGGAAATTTAAAAATACTTTTAGACAATACCGCTAGTTGCGCATCTCCTCTGGAAACTGCTAGTTTACCTGCATTAACTGATGATACCTGGACATTCTTTCGGGTAGCTTTAACCAACCCTGAGTTAAACACTGCAATTATATCTATTGGCTTGGAAATGGATGCAGACCTTGGGGCCTGTACAGTGTGGCTTGATGACATATCAGTCACACGAAACGATACAGGTTACTGGAGACAGGTGCCGCGTAATCTATGGCGTATAGATAAGCAGTCTAGGGACATAGTATTCGATGAGTACTTTGACGGCTTTGCTCCTTACTCTTTATTAAAAATAGTAGGAGGAGATAAGCCAGCTCTCCTGTCATCTGACAGTACTACTAATGAAATTAGTGATAGTTATATTACTGAAAGGTCAACTGCACTTGCGTTCTCAGCAAGTTCGGGCGGTCCCAGTACTGACCCTGATGCACGGAGGCAGCAGGCTGCGTTCTGGTTTGGGATGGCTCAAGCCAGCAAACGTAATTTTCCTCTTCTGACTAACGTGCGGACGGTTGATTAATGGTAAACAAGGTATCAGCAAAGAATGAGGTGTACCTTAATGGTGTTTACTATCCTCTGACACGTCCTGTGCAGAGCGTACTGGCATCATTGTATCCAGCCAAGGTAGTTATAGGAGATACAACCCGTGACTCACAGACACGTTCATCTGTTATAGCGTGGTCTGACTGGAGAGGTGGGCTTGGTGTTAACAGGATGGAGGGAGCTGGTGAAACAGATAGAGCGTGGTGGTCAGAATGTCAGCTTAGATACAAGAATCACCTTGTTATGCCAGGCAAGGGAGAAATTACGGCTTCAGTATCTCACGGTCGTTCAAATGCAAAGATAGGTGCTATCGGAGAACTCAGTGATGCGGTATATGCCGTATGGAACGGGACAGCATCAGAAGACCCCAAGCTGTATAAGTACAATAATACCTCTGATACATGGGGTTCAGCGCTGACAGCAAGTGGTCTTGTGGACCAGGTTACAGATGTACTGAATTTTACTGACAGGGCAAGTACTACATTTCTGGTCTTTGCACATTATGACAGTGGCGGCTCCGGGTACACTTATTCATCCGATGGTACCAACTGGTATTCAGATACCCAGGCTACGCAGTATATAGCGTTCTGGGATGAGAGATTGTGGGGCATATCATACGCAGGACAGTTATGGTATATCTCCACTGCTTTAAATACTGCAGGTAATAACAACAATACTGAAGTAACAGATGCCAAGTTGCCATTGCCTGACGGGTATGTAACAGGATTATTTGTAGCACGTGATGCGTCAGGAGAACCTATTCTGTACGCATCAACCAAGAAGGGGTTATGGGCGCATGACGCGGCTAACTCACGGTTTGTTGAGACTCAGTTAGGATTACCGTTTCATCCAGATGCGGGGAAGGGGAGTATGCGGTGGAGAGATTCTGTGTATATTCCCAGTGGGCTTGGTATATATAAGTATATTAACGGCTCAAACCAGGCTGTAGTAACTATTACGGGGCCTGATAAGGATGACGGACTACCCTCTGACAAGCGGGGTTCAATAAAGCACATGAGTGCTACTCATAACGAACTGCTTGCAGCAGTGGATGCGACTACATCACCTAACATTACGTCAGGAGACTCAATTCCCTATCAGTGGACATCCCATCAGGGGTCAGACGTTATAGATACAGATACAGGAAAAAGTACCATTCTTGGTTATAACGAGCTGGGTTGGGAAACCAAGTGGATAGCACCTACAGAGGGACGTGGTATTGATGCTATAGATGTGAACAATTCCTATGATGACTACCGCATGTGGTGGGGCTTTAATGACCGTGTTTATTACATGACCATGCCGTCCAACATTATAAATCCCTCGGAGATTTCTAACTTTGCCTATACTTCAGGCACTGCAATCCATGAAACTCCGTGGTTTAACGCGGGGCAGTCAGAAGTAGACAAGCTGGCGCTCCGTGTAAAGGTAGAAGCAAGTGACACTACATCGGATGCACTTGATGACGCTAATGATTACGTGCGTTCTGTGCAGGTTCATTATGCTACAGATTATGGTACGGGATATACATCTCTTGGCACTATTACAACTGATGGAACAACCACGTATACTTTTGGGTCAAACCTGGGAACAGCTTTCCGTGCTATAAAGTTTAAACTGACATTTACCCGTACTGCGGGTGTAGATGCAACTGATGAGAACCAGTTAAAGTTAAAGTCTCCCGATGTTGTTTCTACTACTCTTGAGTTTCGGAAGAAGCTGGAAGCCAAGTGGGGCCACCAGGTTCAGGTAGATTTAAACAAATCCTATAAGGGGCAAACTTCCAAGCAATTACGTGCCAATCTTGTATCAGCTATTGAAAGCACCACTCTTGTGGAGTTTACATTCAGAGATGATGATGGCGGTACACGTAATTATTACGTTGATGTAGCATCTGCTACAGGACTTGAGCATACTGGGTATGATGAAAGTGGTGTAAGTACCATAAGTCTTGTGGAGCCGTAATGAAAGTAACAGCTAACAGAACAAGAGTATCAAGTGCTGGAACCGCTGTGCAGTTAAGTAATGTTACGGACCGGGTCCTTTACATTAAGGTTAGCGCCCGTACAGGAAACGGTAATGTTGTTTACTTTGGAACTTCAACTGTATCAAGTGCAGTGGGTTATGAGTTAAGTGCGAATGACAGTCTTGAACTTAACCCTGGAGAACAGGGAGGTACGGTTCCTCTCAGTACTTTCTGGGCTGATGCCGGGGGAAGTAACCAGGACCTAGACTGGGTCGCAATAACGGAGGATTAATGACTACTCAGCAGATAGAACTACCAGTAGGATGGGAAGGTTCATTGCCTGAGTACATTGCGTATACTGAGTTTGTGCGAGCTGGCAAGGTGCCTGGTATAGATTTTAGTTACCAGTCTCCGTTGCTTGGGGGCCGTATGACTAAGGGTGGTGTGGTGTTAGACTTTGAGTTTAACAACCCCCCAGACCTTGCGGTAAATATCCAGGGGGTCTATTACCACTATGAATTTGGCATAGAACAGAAGGCAAGGGATATAATGGCAAAAGCACAGATGGCTGGTCAGGGTATAACTCTGATATTTATAGATGAGGATGACTTATTACAGGACCCGTCATATTATATTGATGAAGCATTAAACTATCGTGACCATTCACGTATGGGACGGGGGTAAAACATGGCTATAACAGATATTGTTGTAACAGGATATGTGTTTCAGGACGATGGTGATGCACTGGCAGGTGCCACTGTTGAACTGCTGGAGACTGGAACATCCACAGTAGAGGCAACCTATAATAGTGGTACTGGTACCACTGCTGCAGGTCTGTGGACATTTACTGAAACATCTCTCGATACAACCTATGACGTTAAGATTACACATGGTACCTCAGTTCGCAGGTCTAGGATGTGGGCTGATGAAATTACCCTTAAAGGTGTTGATGCCTCGTATATGAAGATAAGGGGAGCCGACACGGCTGCCGCACCACTGTATTTCATTGCAGACAAGGGTGATAATAATATTGATATCTGGACGGTGCAGGCTGCGGATGGTGGGGCGTTTACCTTTGAGAGTTTCGCTTCCGGGTCAACGGTTGCCCAACTTACCATCACTCCCCATGCCACGGTAGCATCATCCTCTGTTACCTTTCCTGGCATCCTTGATGTTAACGGTTCTGTTGATTGGGATGTCACGCTTGTACAGGTAGACTCGTCAGGAGACATTAACCTTGTAAGCACCAACGATGCAGCAGACGCTATATATCTCCGTGAAAATGCAGGAACATCTGGAACCATTAAGATTCATGCAGACCAAGGAACTTCAGAAAGTTCCATACAACTCTTATCGGATGCTGGCGGTGTAGATATAAATGCTGCTACAGGCAAGGATGTAGATATAGCAGGAGGTACTGTTAACCTAACCTCTTCTGATGATGCAGCTTCCGCTATCTACTTACGAGCCAACGCAGGTACATCAGAGACTATTAAGATACACGCTGACCAAGGTACTGGCGCAGCTTCTATATCAGCCGTATCGGATGCAGGTGGAATAACACTGGATGCAGGGTTGGATATAGTTCTCTCCGCTGACGGTGGCAACATCACTATGGATGATGGTACATCTACCATCTTTGATTTCGATGTAGACGGCACAACTCTAACGATACATGATGACCAAGATACTGGTGACACGGCTGTCATTACTATGGCTCAACATGGAGCGTTGAGCATAGTCACTACCGATGATGATGCAGCAGCAGCGAACATACAGATAACAGCAGACGGTACTGCTGAGTTGGCAGGAACTACTGTCACCTTGGATTCCGCAGCCGACATAGAACTAGAGGCAACTAACG